ACTTCGCCATTGCCGCTGATCTTCACCACCTGACCCTCCTGCACGTCGGTGCAGGCAAAGGTGGCGCTCCACTGGCCAATGCCCTCAAAAGATACCATCATACTTCTCCTCCTGTTTTAAATTCGTCTCCATCAGACGAGGAACACAGATTCATCGCCTCTTGCCGCTTCGCTTCTGGTGCGCAGCTGAGGCATTGCGGGAAACTTCTTGGCCGCCCGGGCCTCGTAGGCCTTTTTCAGCTCCTGCAGTTCCCGCTCCTCCAGACGCTCTGCCATACCGGCAAACACCTCGCCGTCCAGTCCGTCCTCTGCCAGCATGGCAAGGCGCACCACTTCCCGGCGCAGCTCCTGCAGATACTTGCGGCCCAGTGCCGCCTGCTTGCGCAGCAGTGCCTCCCGGCCGCTTTCACGGCCAAAGCGCTTCACCACGCCCGCCTCCCGCTGGGCAGGCACCGCCACGAAGGACCACTCGTAAGCATCCAGAGGTTCCTTCAGCTCCGTGAAGCACAGCTTCCCGTCGTACAGTTCCCCCCGGATATGGCGGCAGCCGCCCTCCTCGGCCCCGCAGACGGAGCAGTTTCTGCGCTTCACGCTGCAGCCCACGCTGACTTCTTTCTTGATACCGCCTTCGATCTCGGCGATCAGGTCGGCGTTCTTCTCCGTGCGCAGCAGATACGCCCACCCCTTCAGCCAGCAGTATTCATCCCCCGCCGCCGTCACGCGGGAAGGTTCCCGCACCACCTCGGTGCGGTAGATGCGGGCCGTCTGGTTTCTGGCAGACCACTGGTGGTCAAAAATGCCGCTCTTGCCCAGAAACAGTTCCCCCAGCGCCTCCAGTGCCGCAGTGTCAAACCGCTCAAAGTCCCGGTCCACCTCGTTGTCGCACAGCCGCACGGTGAAGGCGTACACCTGCTCCTCCGTCAGGTCAGCCTTCGCGAACCGATTGATGTACTTCAGTTCCTCTCGAATGTCCATTTCCTCTTCCCCTTTCAGCGCTGTTCTGCCACGTCATTCTCCAGTCTCAGCTTTCTCGCCTGTTCTCGGTAGAGCTCGGCGCGTGCCTCCTCCACCTGATCCTGCAGGTTGATGTCATCCCACACCACCTCGAACCCGCAGGTGAAGCCGTGCATCCGCAGCCACAGGCTGCAAACCCGCTCCACCACAGGCGTCAGACTTCTGCGGATGGCGGTGATCTCCGTGGTCAGCAGGTCCGCCTGCTGGGCGCTCATGCGCTCGGTAGAGCTCCAACTGAGTCCCAGCATGAAGGGCGGAATGCCCGTCTTGGCCACAATCTGCTCCAGGATCTGCCGGACCGGCACCTCGCTGTCCAGAATGGGTGCATCGCCGCCGATGACCCTGATGCCCACGTCACCCACGGCCACGAAATCCCGCACACTGCCGCCCCGGGTCTCCCGCATGGCGCGGGACCACTCCTCCGCCAGCATCCGGCTGCGCTCCTCCGCACTGACACCCTCGCCGCCGGAACAGGTCACCGCAAAGCGTACGTTGCCGCAGCGCTCCCAGTTGACGCCGATGGTGTGGTAGATCTTCATCAGCACGTCTGCCATGAAGGGCAAACTGCGCAGCAGGGAAACGCCATAGGGGTTCTGGGTCTCCGGGTTCAGAGGCGTGAACAGGAGCAAATCCTGCCAGGGCAGTTCCCCCATCCGTCCATTCTCATCGCAGCCGCAGATTTTGAACTCCAGGGGGTTGTCCCCCTCCCGGATCTCAATATCCTCCACTCGGCCGCACAGCAGCGCCACGATCTCCCGGTTTCCGCCGCCGGGCACGATCTCACCCACGGCCCGGCCGCAGGTCAAAAGGGAATCCAGATAGCAGTCCAAAAAGGCGTTGATGCCGAACTGGCCCCGTCCCACAGGAACGGTCCGCAGAAATTCTTTCAGCTGCGCCTCCGCCTGCTTATCCCCGCACTTCACGCCCACGCCGCCGCTCATGCGAATCAGCTTGTAGATGGCGGCGTCCACCACAGGCACTGCCTCCCGCACCGCGCGGTACAGCCGGGTCTCTCCGCTTTGCAGCGGCACGTATTCACTCAGCATCCCAAAGGGGTGCCGCTCCCCGTTTCGCAGCTGCACCGCCGCAGGGGCCACGGGTTCCCGTCTCCAGAATTTTCTCAAAACGATCCTCTCCTTCTCCTTACAGGCGGCGTCTCACCGCCGCCACGGCAAATCCGCCCCGATCCTCTTCCATCAGATCCATGGCAAAGTAGCGCATCTCATCCATGGCGTGATCGTGCTCCTTCCGGGGCACGTCCCGCCCAAAACGCTCGTCCCAGCAGTAGAGCGCCATCTCCTGCAGGCAGTCCCGGCAGGGCCTGCAGATGCGGATGCGTCCGCTGCGCAGCAGGTCTGCCGTCACCCGGATGCCATCCGCCACCGCGTTGCTGGCCTTTACCACCGTCAGTCCCTTTTTCCGCAGCGCCGCGATGAAACTGGCAGCCGAAGGGTCCACAATGACCCTCTGGATCTTCCGTTCCCCTGCCAGCGCCATCAGATCCTCCACATACTCCGCGTCCGTCCTTTGCCGCCCGGCCCGGTGGGAGTCGTAGTAGTACTCCTGCACCCGGTACCAACACCCGCCCCTCCGGCCCCACAGGCCGAAGGACGCCGGATTGGAAGTCCCGTAATCCACGGAGATACGCCAGAGGTCGAATCCCCCCTCCGGGGCCTCTGCCGCGTCCCGCTCCGGGTCAAAGAAGTCGTACACCAGTCCCTGCGCCGCCGTCCACTCTCCCAGCACGAACCTGCGGTAAAACACGCCGGAATAGGCCCGCTCATACCTCTCCCGGATCCTGCGGGGCAGAACGGGGTTGTCCGCCATGGTAAAGTGCAGCCGCAGGGCCCGGTGTTCCTCCGCCTTTAAGATCCACTCCTGATAGAACCAATGCTGAGGCCCCTCCGGGTTGCAGTTGAACCACAGCCGACTCCCCGGCACGCTGCAGCGTGCAATAGCCTGCTCCACGAAGGAGCGGGGCATCAGGGCCGTCTCGTCCAGCAGCACCCCCGCCAGTGTGCTGCCCTGGATCAGGGCAGCGCTGGACTCATCCCGGCCGCCAAACAGTAAAAACCGGTTCTCCCGCCCCTTGAAGCGCACCAGCAGCAGATTCTCGCTCCGCCGCTCCCGCACCGTCATGCCCAGTCTCCGCAGGTAGGGCACCAGCTCCGTCAGCAGATTGCGCCGCAGGGAACCGATGGTCTTGCCGCACAGGCCGAACTGCCGGTCCTGAAAGTTCCCCTGCGCCCAGAGAAAGAAGGACAATCCCATGGCAAAGGTCTTGCCGCTCCGCACCGCGCCGTCGCAGATGATGGCCTCCCATCGTTCGCTCTGCCACCAGGTCATCACCTGCATCTGCCGGGGCGAAAACCGCAGTCCCTCACGCATCGTCCCAGCCGCCTCTCATCTGTCCGGCGGCATCCTCCAGCGCCCGGTACAATTCCTCCGCGCCGCCGCTGCCGCTGCACTCCAGCAGCTCACACAGGGTCGCCAGCGCCTTCACCCGGTCCACCAGCTTGACCTCCACGCCCTTGTCCGTCACCTTGAACTCCGTCACAGCAGACAGATCCAGCTCTCTGGAGTCCACCCGTTCCGGGTGCAGCGCCAGCCTCAAAGCATCCTCCGCCCCGCCGAAGGCCAGCTGTGCCAGTCTCCGCAGCGCGTCCTCCCTGCGAATCTGGCCCGCCAGATCGCCCCGCAGTTTTTCCAGCTGCTCCTGAACATTCTGTCGTCCCAGCAAGGAGAATCCGTCCCGGCACCCCGCTTCTGTCCCAGCCCGCTGCGGGTCCATGGTCTGCAGGAAGGCGCGGCAGAAGGCCCCTTCCCGTTTTTTGCCATCCATTCGTTCCACCTCCTGATCCATATCCCACACCCGTAGTCTCCCAACCGGGAAATGTTGCACGGAAACGTGCAACACTTTCAAAAAATTTTTTAAAAACTAACAGAAAAACCCGCAGCTCCCACTGCAGGCCGTTAAGCTTTCGTCAATTTTTTCCCACCACTTTACCAAATCCCTTGATGTCGCTATAATAGTATGTAACATTTGCGGATGCACGAAAGTACTCCCATCACCCCGGAAAGGAGTTTCAACTTGTCCTTCAAAAAATTCTCCATTTCCCGTTTTTTTCCTATCTCGGGCCGTGATTTTCTTATCACCACCCTGATCCTCTCTTGTGCCGCTGCTCTTTGCGGTATCCTGAAAAACGCCAACAGCAGTGACGGCTTCGCCTTCCCGGTGTTTACGCTGGCCGTGCTGTGCGTCTCCCGCTTCACCACCGGTTACCTCTACGGCCTCATTGCCTCGGTTTTCGGCGTGGTCTGCGTCAACTTCATCTTTACATATCCTTACTGGGAAGTGGACTTCACGGTCTCCGGCTATCCCCTGACCTTCGTCATCTTC